AAAGACACAGCAACTTGACCAGAGAGTCTCAAACCTAGAGCGGCAATAGCTCCACCCAATTCAGTTAGAACTAAATAAATTCAGGCAATTCAAGGGAGAAAATAAATGGCAGAGCAATCATTCCCATTTGAAAACATAGACACCACAGAGTCTCAGTTTTCAGAGTGGGCAACTAACTTTCAAGAGACTGGGGTTCAAGGTTCACCCACTGGCACCGAGCTCGGCATCACGGTCACGGGGTCAGACCTCAACCTCACTATTGCGGCAGGCCAAGCCTTTATCCGAGGTCACTATTACATAAACACGGATGACCTAGTTCTTGCAGTGACATCAGCTGGCACTAACACCCGCATTGACATTGTGGTGGTTGAGCTAGACCCAGAAGCCAACACGATTGTGACCAAGATTGTTTCAGGCGAAGCGGTTTCAGCCGATCCCGTAGCACCCACGCTTACTCAGAGCGCAACGGGTATCTACCAGCTCCCAATCTCTACTCTCACAATCCCAACCAGCACCGTAGTGATTACCGCTGGAATGTTGGTGGACACTAGAACCTTTATGGGCAACCGAATCGGCATCTGGACAACCGCAACACGGCCCACTGATCCAACCGCTTATCAGACCCTTGGTTACAACACAACGATTGAGTCGCACGAATCTTGGAACGGAACTTCGTGGGTTGGATTCTTTGACCCGATAAGCACCGAGGGTGATTTAGTAGTTGGTGACGGAACTGGGCAAGCTTCACGCTTAGGAATTGGAGCAGATGAACAAGTTTTGACGGTGGTTTCTGGGGTTCCCACTTGGGCAGATGCGGCTGGTGGCAATTACTACAACATCACAGCGGGGGGCACTTACACAGTAAACCTAGCGGCGGGTTTGTATTCTGTTGCTTCCATTGGTGAAGTTACTGTCGGTGGGGTATCGGTAGATGGAAACTTAGGTTTGGTCAATTATGCAAGCACTATTACTTCAATAATCACTACTAATGGTGTCGACTGGACTACTAGAACATCAGGGTTTGGGACTACTCTTATCACTGGCGTGACACATGGCGATGGGCTGTATGTTGCAGTCGGTTACGATGGAAAGCTAACCACCTCACCCGATGGAACAACTTGGACAACTCGGACATCAGGATTTGGGTCTACTGATATTTATGGCGTGACTTACGGCGATGGGCTGTATGTTGCAGGTGGTAATGATGGAAAGCTCACCACCTCAACTGACGGCATAACTTGGACTACTCGGACATCAGGGTTTGGGACTACTCGTATCCGTGACTTGACTTACGGCGATGGGCTGTATGTTGCTGTCGGTGTCTCAGGAATCCTGACCACCTCAACTGATGGAACGACTTGGACAACTCGGACATCAGGATTTGGGTCTACTAGTATCCGTGAAGTGACTTACGGCGATGGGCTGTATGTTGCTGTCGGTTCATCGGGAAAGCTCACCACCTCAACAGACGGAACAACTTGGACAACTCGGACATCAGGATTTGGGACTACTGTTATCCTTAGCGTGACCTACGGCGATGGGCTTTATGTTGCTGTCGGTGATGATGGAAAGCTCACCACCTCAACTGACGGCATAACTTGGACTACTCGGACATCAGGGTTTGGGACTACTCTTATCTATGGGGTGACTTACGGCGATGGGCTTTATGTTGCTGTCGGTTTATCAGGAAAGCTAATCACCTCAACAGACGGCACAACTTGGACAACTCGGACATCAGGGTTTGGGTCTACTAATATCCTTGGCGTGACCTACGGCGATGGGCTGTATGTTGCTGTCGGTGACGACGGAAAGCTCACCACCTCAACTGATGGGACTGGGTATTTATCCCTAGAACTCAAGACCCCCGTTACAACACTGTCCTAACAGAAAGAGAAAACAATGACTCGCTACACTTTTGAAATTGACACCGAAAACGCAATCAGAATCTGGGACAGCGAAAACCCAAACGATAGCGGCGCACCCTTTATGTTTCAACCAGACTGGCCAGATGTAACCCCTTGGTCAGATGCGGCTCAGGCAACCGATTGGGCTGAGGTATTTATCGCCTCACTGGTAGACCCTGAAAGCGAATTGGTTGCAGGTAATTCACCCGATACTCACCCAGCTATTCGCCCAGAACCAGAACCAGAAGAAACCCCTGAGTAATGGAAACCCCAGAACCTCACGCTAGGGTCACTCTCCAAATGCTCTATTCAAAGCAACTGGAAAATGAACGCCTACTAATTCAACTAACCGCAAAGCTCGGTTACTTGGACACGGTTCCTGAGAGGGTTGCCCAGCTAGAAATTCAGCAAGCCAAATCAGCTTGGATTGAAAAGATAGCCTGGGCCGCCTTGGTCGGTTCCGTGCTGGGAATTGTCAACCAATTGACGGGAACACTATGAAAAAATACAAGCCAAAGAAACGAAAAGGCTAATGACTAAAAAGAAAAACACACCTAATGCTGAGTTCAGGGATTGGGACTTTGTGCCCGCTGATGAATTTTTGCCGCCGCAAAAAGCACCCACCCACATCATGGCTGAGCGTGAAAACATTCTGACGGTTGCCCAGCTACACCTCCCAGAGGGGATGACTAGGCACGAATACGCCCTCCAGCTGATGAAGCTCAACACTTCATTTGAAGTGGGCAGGACCATCAACCTTGTCTAGGTGGCAGCACCCATTCCCCGAGAGCACGATCACCAGCCGCTTTGGGGTTACGGTCAGGCGCACTAACCCGCACAGGGGAACTGACTACGCACCTGGAGCTAATGCGCTCATTCCAGCCGTCACTGACGGTGAGTGTGTGGCTGTCCAGTGGTCTGATGTTCTTGGCTGGGTGATGATTCAGGCGGCATCAACTGGGATTCATTACATTGGTTATTGTCACCTGTCTTGCAACGCTCACGGCATAAATTGTCAGGGGCCCTCAAAGCACACTGATGGCTCAACTTGTATGGTCAGACTGGCCCCAGGTCACATGCTAAAAAAGGGTGACCCAGCTGGGCGAATCGGGAACACAGGATCGGCAAGCCGTGGCGCACATTTGCACATTACGCTGAGCACATCCCTCAAGGGTGTGTTTTATGGCAAGGTGTATGACATAGCCAAGTTCATCAACAAACAGCTGAAAAAGAAACCAGAGGTGTGCAAGTGTTGCAAAAGGCCGCTATAAAACGCATAGCAAAGACCGCCCTAGACGGGTTGTTTTTCCTAGGTGGTGAGTCCAAGACTGACTCTGATAATTGGAAGTTTAGGCGGCGGCTAATTTACGGCGCTTACAGGCTGGCAGTTGCCATCATTCTGTTTGGGGCCCTGACCTTTTTCTGGGACACAGGCGTGAGTAATAACCTGGTCACTGGCGGCATAGCTTTGCTGACAATAATTGTGACCGCCTACACAGCCTCAGCAACCTTTGAGGACATCAAGAGAAATAACAGACAGGACCTAGAACCATGAAGATTTTTACCTTAGAATTTTGGAGCTACGCTGGCGAGAGAGCCATCAAGACATTTGCACAGGCGGCCATTGCGGCCCTTGGAGCTGGAAGTGTTGGCCTCTTTGGCATTGACTACGCTGGACTGATTAGCGTTTCAGCTGGTGCCGCTTTGCTATCAGTGCTAACATCAATCGTGGCTAAATCCAAAGCCTAAATAATTAACACCCCATCACCGTGTAATGGCGTGGTGGGGTTGTCTCTTACCCCAACAAAAAAGACCCCTAGCCAATCGCTGGGGGTCTTTTTTTTGTGCCTAAATTATAGTTTCCTTTTCAGCTTCACACGCTCTCTGTGTGTTAGCCCGCCCCAAAGCCCGTGGGCCTCATTGTTAGCCATGGCATACTCAAGGCATAGCCGCTGGACAGGGCATTTGGCACAGAGTTTTCTGGCCACATTGTAAGCGGCCCCTATTCCTGGGGTCTCAGGCGGAAACCATGCCTCAGGATCGCTATCACGGCATCCAGGAATCACCCTAGACTCCTCAATGGCTTCATTTAGTTGGTTCCAAAGGTCTCTAGAGTAGCGGGTCTCAAACATTCCCGCACCCTGAGCAGAACTGATGCTGTCCTCGGCTAATAATCCATCCGTATTTCCAGCCAAGCTTCATCAACTCTGACATGCTCATGGGGATTTGTGGGGTTTGCTCGGTGAACATAGTGTGACACTTGGAACAGTTCATGTCCCAGATGCCCACATCATTTACTTTTATCAATGTCTTACCTTTCGTGTATGGTGAAATCATTACACATTGAAAGGACAACATGCAAATCCAAACAGCAAAGCACTTGGGAACCTTTGACAGCTCCCAGACAGAGTGGCACGAACTACGAAAGGGCAAGGTGGGCGGGTCCCTAGTTGGCACCATAGCGGGGCTAAATAAGTGGGAGTCACCCTATACGGCTTGGGCAAAGTTCTCAGGGCACATTCCTGATCATGTACCAGACAGCCCACCAATGGAATGGGGCCGCAGACTTGAGGGCGTTGTGCTGGACAAGTTCGCAGATGAACACCCAGAGCTAACCATCCAGCGAGATGTTGGCACTTGGCAAAGTCTGGAGCACTCATTTCAGATTGCCAATGTTGATGGACTAGCCGTAGAAACTGACGGCACCCTAAGCGTGGTGGAAATCAAGACCGCAAAATACCCAGATGATTGGGCTGATGGGGTGCCTGATTATTACCTCACACAGGTCCAGTGGTACATGAGCACCCTTGGTCTGAAAAAGGCTTATGTGGCTGTCCTTATCGGCGGGTCTGACTATCGTGAGTTTGAGGTCAAGGCTGATGTGTTCCAGCAATCGGCAGACATGATGATGGTGGAGCAATTCCTGGAGTGTGTTGATGAAAACACGGCACCAGATTGGGATGGATCAACCAGCACCTATGAAAGCGTGAGGCGGATGAACCCAAACATTCAGGATTCACAGGTTGAGTTAGGTGATGTTGGTGTTGATCTGGCCGCCGCACTAGAGGCAGAATCTAAAGCCAAGGCTGTGGCGCTTGCACTCAAGAGTGAGGTTATTGATACTATGGGAAATGCAAAGCGTGGAATGGTCAACGGCCAGCACATGTTTAGTCGGCAATCCAGAGGGTCTGGAACGCCGTTTTTAGTGACTAAGAAAGGGAACTAATGAACCCCCAAGAACTAACCATTGGTGACTTGGTTGATTTGACAATCAAGCGCCCGAATAATGAGAACACTTACATTGTGGGAGAGGTCCAAGGTGTCAGGTCCGATTACTTTATGCCTGACCAGGTGGCAATCCTGGTTGGCGGCATAGACATTTGGCTCACCATAACTGACCAGATTGAAGTGAGGTTGGCTGATGTCTGATTACAAGGGACCGCTGGACTACATAGATGTAGCTTCACGCATTGTCGAGTTTCGTGAAAAGTTCCCAGACGGAAATCTGGGGCAAGTCAGCCTAGAGTTCTTATCTGACTTTGGTGGCAAGGATTGGGTGGTCTACACAGCCGCCGCATACCGATCACCTGAGGACACTAACCCTGGGATTGGAACAGCGTGGGAGCCTGTACCAGGGCCCACCAGATTTACTAGAGACTCAGAGGTTCAGAACGCCGAAACAGCCGCCTGGGGCAGGGCTATGGTTGCGGCTCTTGCCGTAGACACAAAAAAGGGCGTGGCATCCTCTGAGGAAATCCGGAACAGACAACCAGAAACCCGTGACTGGTTAGCAGAGGCAACCAAAGCTGAAACAGTTGAGGTGTTGCGTGATGTTTTCAATCAGGCCAGACAGGCCAAGGCACCCAAGGAAACACTGACAGCAATGACAGCTTTAGCGGATGCATTTACTGAGTAGGAACATACTGGTGGCCGCAATCAATGAAAAGAGAGAGCTGGTCCAATCGCTTTACCTCCAGGGATACCAGGATGAGGGTGAGGCGGAGTATAAAGAGCTAAAAAAATTAGGCATGAAATTGAGAGAGGCTATAAATGGAGACCCCGAAAGAGGTAATCAGGGAACTGGAAAAGATACGCAACCAGAGTGAGCAGGGTGTTGCCTTACTTGCTGAGGCTGAGATCAAGTATCTAGAACTTGCAAGCGCCGCCGACAGAGTAGAGGCCACTGAGTTGCTAAGTGCTCAGGGCACGATTGTAGACCGCCAAGCGGTGGCAAAACTCAAGGCTATGGATTCCAGATTTGAAGCTGACCTAGCCAAGGTAGAACTAAACAGGATCAAGGCCAAAATCAGACACCTAAGTGAGTCCCAGATGGCCGTCATGGCCGCTGGCAAATTGATACAGATGGAGTGGAGGGGATGATGTTTTCTAAGTGGGTTCAAGCAAGGCTGGCGGCTAGGAAAGAGCGCCTAGTATTCGCAGAGCTTCACAGGATGGCAATGGAGCACATGCAAGAGACCACCTACTGTGTAGATTGTGATGGTAACTGTGAAGTCTGCCAAAGCTATTTTGATGACTGTGACTGAAAAAGAGTTTAGAAAATACCTAGCAAGAGACAGCCATTGTCTCCACTGTGGTCTCCAGGATGACACCTTAGTCCCTCAGCACAGAGTAAACCGTGGGGCCGGAGGCTCAAAGGCCAAGCGCCTCTCTAACGCCTCAAACATCATCACCCTTTGCGCTTACTTCAATTACCTAATCGAAGCCTCCAGTGAGGCGGCAGTGACCGCTCAGCACCATGGCTGGAAGCTAAGGACCTGGCAAAACCCGCTAGAGGTTACAGTGTATGATTATGTTTCTGGTAACTGGTATTTGCTTTTGAATGACTTCACCAGGACAATAGGAAAACCCCCAGCGATTAGCTGAGGGTCTCCCGTAACATGAAAGGGTCAAATGGAGGAATGAGAGCCACCAAGTAACACCTAAATTGTAACATGAAACTACATGAAATGAGCCGCAAATGACTATCAAAATAATGAATGAGGTTTGTGATAGTATAAAAATAGGCCAGAGGCGTAAACCCCTGACCTACTAAACCAATAATCTACCTATTGGCAGTTCTATTATAC